GTAGCTTCTTTGATGCATTTAATAAGTTCACAAGAGAGAAAGGTATTGCATTAAACCCATTCTCAGCTGTTCGAAACTTAGCTGTTGGTGGTGTCAATAACCAGATACATGCTTATGGTAAAGAAGACTTTGATTCAGCACAGTTAAGAAAAGCAACTTCAATATTAAAAACATCTGTTGCTAAGTATATATCATGGGGAACGGTTGAGTCAGAGCAATCTGAAAAGATCTTACGTATGATGCTTGATACTAAAACTATTGAAGGAGAAGATAATACCTTTGCTCATGCAATAAAAGGATTAAACGGTAGAAGCATGCTTGATACTATCAAGAGTGCTATCCCTAGTCCATTTGGTTTAATGAAGTCAACTGATTACTTCTTTAGATCTCAGACAGCTATTGCTATGTTGTTAAACACAAAAGTCAAGACAACAAAGGGAGAGTTTAATCTATTTGAGATCATGGATAAAGATCTTAATATAGACACTGAGAAGTTTGGTGAGTGGGATATGGAGGCGAATGGTGGTAAAACTTTTGATGAAGTATACGATAAGTCAATGATGAAGATTAATCAGATCTCCAAGAAGCTTCATGGTTTCTCTGGTGATGTTCAGTCATTAGCTGGTAAGGATAATATCATTGGTCGTATACTATTTGTCTTTAGATCATGGTTACCTGAAACATTAGCTACTCGTTTTGAGACTAAGCGTCACGATCCTATACTAGAGAGAGATACAGAGGGATACTATAAAACATTCTTTGGTAACTTCATAAACGATGATGGTCTAAGAATAAAGGAATCAATATCAGAGATCATTGATGCTATAACAAAAGGAGAGGTTGAAGGATTAGATAAGATGCAGGTTGCGAATATCAGAAAGATGATGATGGAGCTTGCAGCTATTGTAGTACTAGCAGCGACTTATTTAGCATTAAAACTTGCTATTGGAGGTGATGATGAGGATGATGAAGATAAGAAGTATGCAAACATATTACTTAATCAGCTTACTCTATTGAATCGTGATTTAACATATTATATTAACCCGTTCTCTTTCTCTGAATTATTACAGAATGCTGTACCAATAACAGCAACGCTTAATCAGACAAGAGATGCTATTGTAGCAACAACATACTATCTTGCTCGTGTTGAAAAGACAGATGAAGAAGGTACATTAGAATACGATGGTGAAAGAACTCTACTAAAGATTAGTAAGTCTCTTCCTTGGGTTAATAACGTTAACCGTGTGATTTACTACTCAGGTCGAATGGGTAACGTTAGATAAAAAAAGAGGGGCTTTAAGGGCCCCTTTTTTATTCTTCTTCATCTTGTTCTCCTTGATATGGTTCTAGATCAAACAGCCAGTTCAGTTTTATAGAGAACAATAAGAAGCCAAATGATAGCTCTTTTCTTGTCCATTGATGATCAGCTGTTGATTCAAGATATTTATTAAGAGTTACGCCTAGTTCAAACGTAAAGTCTGCTAGGTCTTGTACTGATAGTTCTATACTTGCAAACATTGATTGTTAGTTTAAGTGAAAAAAAAATGCTGCCTTTTTCCGTTTGGAAGGTAGGCAGCAACCGAACTACACAATAACATACAAGTGATACAAAGATACTTAATTATAGCATATCTCCTAACTGTATCTTAACTTTTTCTATTAGATCTTCTATGGATCCGTTGTTCTCTATAACAACATCAAAGTCCCAATCGTCAAGGGCAATCTCACTAGGGTGAGTACCTTTCTGTTCTCCTGGTCTAGTTACTTTAACTATAATCCCCCCTTTGCTTTTTATAGCTTGTGCTTCATTAGGAAAACGTGTATCAGTAATAAGCCATTGAGAACAGTCAAATCCATGTGGGGAATGATCTGAGTGAGTACACTCGTAGTCAGCAAACAGAGCGTTTACCCATACGTTCTCATGTAAACAATCTCTCATACACTCAGTACCTACTTTTTGTAAGAGCTCTCTTACTGTTAAAGGTACTTCGTATGTTTCATTACCTGTCATCCACGGAGCATCACTATTATAAAGTCTTGTCTGATTCCACTCAGGACCTAACTCAGTTTTCTTAAACTCCTGGTCTTCAAAGTCATGTACCCTAATACCCGTAAGTAAACTAGCTACTTCCTTTAGTTTACCAGCAAACTTCTTTATCTCCCAATCAGAGTGATAGTAATAACCATAAGCATCTGGATTACTATGTCCTCTAAGAAACTCTTCATACGTTCTATTCCTTTGCTGAGATGCTTCAGAACTTAAATACTGTATGATCTTACCAACTGTATCTTTCCCTGAGAAAATCTTGCCAGAGATGCCAATTAGATTCTGTTTCATTCTTCAGTTACTTTAAAGGGTATTCTTCCAAGATAACAGTCTTGAGTAAGCCCAAGGTGTTTCTTAAAACTATTAATACAACTCTGAATGTTATTAGACCCTACAGGATTATGACTATGAACAGCACATGTCTTTGGAGCGACATTATTATCCATACAATATTCTGTTAACCACATAGCACAGTGTAGACCAGTCTTTTCTTTATAGTCATCGTACTTAGGATCTTGGAAACCCTGAGCTAATACTTGAGCAAAGTAATCATTAGTATGTTCTTTACCTAAGTCATGGTCAAACGATATAAAGTCAGGTATACCATGCTGAGTTATGTATTCAACAAACTGATCATAATTTCTAACAACAACCCAGGGATGATATCCAGGTTTATCTTCTAATGGAGTACGTACATCATCAAGATATAAGCAAGTCTTTAGTTGTGTCATTTTCCTGTTGAACCGTGTCCGCCAGTTCCGCGTTCAGTTTCTGATAACTCATCAACAACCATAAACTCAACTAATGGTACAGGCATGATAATCAACTGAGCAATGCGATCACCTATTTTGTAAACAAGATCAGGTGACCATGGATTCTTTAAGTTAAATGTAGCCATAATTTCTCCACGATAGCCACTATCGATAACTCCTACACAGTTACTTAATACAAGATCATAATTACGTACAGAGGAACGTGGGAACACAAGTCCCACCATTCCTTCTGGTATTTCTACAGCAAGTCCTGTACCATATACTATTTGACCTTCTCTACTAGATGCGTCAACTGATGTAGCTACAAGATCTGCACCTGCGTCACCAGGCTTACCAAACTTAGGGGCTACTGCATCAGCATGCAGCTTTTTTACTTTTACTTTCATAATGATTGGATTATATGTAAACATTTGCTTTTAAAATCATCAGTATTAACTTGTATCATTCTTACTCCACACTTATTATAAAGAGCCCTACGAATCTCGTGGTCATTATCGTCCAAGTGCCAGACAAACTCAGTGTCACATAGATAGGTATACTTCCATTCCATGTTGGTAAATCTTACCTTCCATCTTGGGATTCCTAGTCTTTCAACTACTTCCCATAAATCATCTAACGTTGGTGGATAATCCATTGCGTACTTATGCAAGTGATTCTCGTCATAACGTGTTGTTACTACCCATACATCAATACCAGCATCCAGGAGCTCTTTTGCAAACTCCTGGACGTGTGGTTGACTGAGTGTACCATCAAAATCGATACTTACTTTTGTCATAATTATATTATTAAAAACCGAATAGTTCAAGCTGTCCTGTATTAGACTGCTTTATGTTTGAGATATTCTCTATCTCTTTGTTAATACTATCAATATAGAACTGATAGTTGATGTCATCTGGTGTCTCAGTGTCATCGTCAATAAGATTCATTTCAGTCAGTAACCATCTATCAGCAAGAACTTGGATAGCTCTACCAGATACTGGCTCTTTCTTTACAATCTTAGATCCTTTTGTACTAACATAGTATCTGATAATCTTCTGAAGCTTTTCAAACTTCTCTTCACCATCAACAATACTATACTTTTCAAAGAACCACTTACCCTTTGCTTTAGCTCCACCACAGAAGTCTAAGAAGTTGGTATGATTACGAACATAATCTTCAGGCTTAACTCCATTAACAAAGTACTCATAGATACCTTTTGGTATTACAAGAAAGCTTTTGTTCTTGTGCAACGTTGATGCACTCTTTGAACTTAATGCTTCCCATTCAAAACGACCTTTGCACTTTGGTGTCTTACCTTCTTTCTTGTACATGGCAATGTAGTTGTTTACATCACCAATAATCATCTTCTTGTACTCATCATGTTCAAGCTGAAGCATTGTCTTTTTTTCCCATTCAGCACATACAAACATATAAATGTCAACATACTTTTCAGGAATCATCATCTCAAGACCATCTGTGTTTTGCATTAATGGTTGACAATCAGGTATTGCTTCTGCTAACATCTCATACAACATCGATAGTTGTAGTTGACCGTTTACAGTAATCTGCATGGTCATCTGTGGATCATACAAGAAACTATTCTCATCATTACTCAAACCATAAGTAGAGTTTAAGATAATCTTGTATACATAGTTCTTTGGGTCTGACTTTGGTATCTTCTTTCTTTCTTCAAAAAACCACTCATACAACTCTAAGAAATCTTTTTTTGGGAGATGTGCTGGTGCAAAACCGTTTCTAATAGCAAGGTTAGGATAGAAAGATGTTACGTCACTTGACATAATAGTCCATCCTGGTTTTGCTTCATAGATACCAGCTTTTGTTGCACCATGGATACCGCCAAGACCATAGTAGCTATCAACTCCTTTGTAGGTAACCTTATAATCTAAAGCCCCTTTTGTTTCCACTACAACTTTGCTTTTAAAGAAGTTAAGTAGATTGTTAAACTCAGGTGTTTTAAAGCTAATATAAGGCAGTATACAGTCCTCTAGTATAATTTGTTTTCTTGGCGTGCGTAGTTTTTTAAGCACGCTTTTTTCGATGCCTAACTTATTTGTTAAGAAGTATGCAAACAACTCTTTCGATATGCGTGGCTCAGATGCAGATAGTAAATCAATCTTGTACTCTTTGCTTAAGCTAAGACGTAGATTAATCTGTTCTTTACTTATCTCCATGATGTTACGCGTACTCTCAACATCATTGACACAATAGTCTAATACCATTCGTTGAGTTTCCTCTGATGTTATAGGATCATTGTGATGATGTGGCATCTCAAGTACACTGAACCAATCCATACTATACTGAATCCACTTAAGACTACTCATCTTTGCAGGATTATCCCAGTGGTTAAGCTTGAATACATCGATCTGCTTGATAGACAACTTGTATGGTGCATAGTCAAGCATCTCTTTTAACTCTTGCTTATTGATTACTGTCTGAGCATAACCATAGATTATACGAGCAATAACTAAAGGTGAGAGACCTTTCCACTCTTGATGATTCTCAAGAACGTATTGTGTGATCTGACTGTCAAAGCCTAGACCGTTATATGATATATGATACTCTTTATTTTTAACGTTTTCTTTAAGAAAGTTAACGTAAGCATCAAAGTCATCTCTGAATTCTGATACCACAAAGTACTTACGCACCTTGTCATTCTTGTAATGGATGAAGACTGCGATGAAACAATTACAGATTGTCTCGTAGTCCATCACCCAGTGTGCTTTAGTTTTCATTATGCAAACATTCAGTTAAGCTGTTTCCCCGTGTATAGTGCATAAAAAATGGGAGAAGCAAAACCTCTCCCATTAGTACATTTTGGACTTAAACTATTTCTTTACTATCAAACCTCTATAATCAAAACTTATTGGTTGATCTTTGCTGCGCATTAAGTCAACAAAGTTTACTATCTCATCTGCATTATCAATGTAATACTCGTAAGATGATTCCATCAAACGTCTTTCTTCAGCAAAAGGAGTAAACTCTTCTGGATCTCCTGCTTTTTTCTTTACTGGTATAACTTTACCGCGGTCATCTAACTTAGGTAAGAAGTGATACTTTTGTCTTTTCTCTTTTGAGATGACAGCTAAGATACCTTGAGAAGGATCATAGATACATTCTGCGAAAGGACACTCCATGTTGATAGGAATCATACGAAAACTATCAAGTTCTCCCCACTTAGAGGAGATGATAAACATATTATTTGCCATAATGTTGGTTGGTTTTTACAAATTAAACAGCTTTTTCTAAGATCTCCAAATCTGCAGTAACTAATGTTAATGTTTCTTTGTCTTGATCATACTTATCACATAACTCACCTATATCAATAAGTACTCTAACATCAACATCAAGTAAACTTGCGTAGTGATCAAAGTGGTATTCAGGGTATAAGTATGAGTTAATGTATGTGCACTCTTTTGGTTCTTTTCTAAAGAAGTAAAGGATATCTAGTTTAGCATCCTCATCAAGCATAGAATATTTACCATCGATAAAGCACTTCCAGTCTCTTCTCTTCTTTGTAAAGTTAAAGATAAAGATAATCCTATCGTTGTACTCTTCTCTTGATTCAAATAAAGGGGAAGCTGTTAGTACAGCCTCCGCCTTCTTGAACGCAGCGGATTTATTCCCTGCTTTGTAAACAACAATCAAACGCTTATCTTTTACAGCATATCTATCTTTCCATGCTATATATACATTCTCAGGTTGAGTCATTGACTTACGATCTGTAAGAACAAACGGTAATAAAAATGTCTTTGACTTCTGAAAGTATCTGCTATATAACGATGGTATCTTGTGTGCGTCTATCATTGTATGTTGGTTTTATACTACAAATATACTTTTTTACTAGCAAGTTCAAACGGAAGATAGTAGTTTCTTTCTTCGTAATGCCACTTAGCTTTGTTTAAAGTATCCATCATTCGTTCAGTCCATGCAATAATACTCTCAGCAGATACACCAAAGGCATATGTGCAGTAGTTTTTATCGATAGCTACGAAGTTAAACTCAATAGTGTATCCAATAAGATGAGCATAGTTTTCATTAACTAACTGAACATAGATAGCAGCTTGCATCCAGTAATCATAATGCTCGATAGATCCATCAAAGTTAATAAGATCCTTTGATGTAGTCTTTAAGTCATTGATATAGATGATCTTCTTATTGTGATCGATAACTAAGTTGTCAATAATACCTTTAAGTCCAAACGGATAGTCTTTAAACTTATCGATATAGAACATCTTTTCGTTTACTGTCTCAATATTACCAGACATGCTATCTAAGTGTAAGCCTAGTAGATCACAGATATCTGCATGACTCTTGATAGTATTAACCGCTTCTGTACAGAATGTTAGAGTATCTTGATCGATTAGATCTTTGCCCTTCTTCATCTTTAAGAAAGACCAGTATACTTGATGGTCAAGTGTTATTATCTTATCAAGACGTTGAGCATCAGTCTTTAAGTTCTGAAAGTAGTTCATGTCAGCCATGATATCTAAGATAGCTCCACCAAACTGATCAAGCTCTTCTCTTGAATCATCTTGTAACTGTTGCTTATGTGCAAACACTCTATCGATAACCATCTTTGCTTTTGCAGCAGGTAACTCAGTAGGCATTACGATATAGTTCTTTGTAATGCTATCCGGTTCTAAGATCAGATTATGTATAAGCTTACCCTTGATAAGGTGATCAGCAACAATCTCTTCTCTTATACCATTGATATATACGTCCTTAAAAGACTTTGGACTCCATAGTAATCTGCTAAGACTACTGTAACTAAACTGAAAAGGCTTCTCATAGAAGCTATTCATTAACATTTGCTCTTCCATATTAGATGCCAGTTGATTCATTGTTGTGATCATGCTCTTCTTGTTTTGACCAGTATCCTTGCTGATACATATAGTTACGTATCTCAGCACCTGTAATCTTGTCATTTGTTGTTGACTCTATTCTTTCAAGAAAGCCAATCAAATCAACGCAAGCTTCTTCAATGTTTTTATTGTCCGCCATGTTTTTGTTGTTTAAGTTGTTCTGCTACCTCTTCTGGTAGATAGCCTAATAGATTTTTCTTTGGAAGGTACTCAAGTAGCTCATAGATAGCTGTTACATCCTGCATCGCAAAGTCTTCCTTCATCTGTTCTATAACAGCTTCAATAATTGGGTCTTCCATATTAACTGTATTTTTCTTCCATCATTATAAGAGCATCTCTTTTTGTTTGTGCTTTTACTGATGTACCAACTTTCTTTGAACCTACACTAGTTTCTAATACACCTCGCCATATTTTTGAGTTGAACCTATCTTGTTCTAGTGTCCATAAATCTCCACAGAGAGTTACTCTGTATATACCTGGTTTTACAAGAACAATACTTCTGTTGTCACTAGGTCTTAGTTTTTTTGTCTGCATTACAACATAACTTTCTAATAAGTCTGCTATGCGTTTTAACTCATGATGGATACCTGGTATATTTGTTGATATCAGCTTTTGACCCATCAGTGTCTCATGTAGTTGTGCCATAATAATTCTGTTTATTCCATATCACGACCATACCATTTACCTAGTATGTTTCCGTTATAGGAGTTAGTTCTTAATACGTCTAACTTAACTTGCCAAGCAAACTCAGCATATGTCAAGTACTTCTTTGTTTTGCATAGCTCTAAGATTTCTCTTGAGAAGTGCTCAACTCCGAGTAACTTAACATCTGCTGATAGTTCTTTGCTTGATCCATAATACTTTAACCAGTCAGACTCTTTCTTTATATACTCGAATGTCTTTCTCGTTTTTGTTTCTGCTTTACTACGAGCTGAGATTTTCTTCTTCTTTGTATGGTACAAAGACTTCTTACCTATATAGATCTGACCTGTTGTTAGATTAGTGATCTTATAGACGAATCCTTCTAGTTCATGGTAATTAGGAAGCTTATCAAGAGAAGTGATAGCTTTACGCTTGTGCATCCAAGTTGTTTGACTCATTATCTACTACGTGTTTTGTTATTAAAGGGACTAAATTGATCATTACTTCTCTAGGTCCAAAGTCTCTAATAGCATCAGCTAAATCTTTGCTCATCTTTAAATGAACATAAGGTATATCATAGTGCTCTTGATACTTCTTCATTGCCCGAAGTCCTGCCTCATCGTTGTCAAAGATAGTAATAATCTTCTTATATTGATTCTTATACTTATCAATGACTTCTTGCTTTATCATTGTGTTCTCAGAGTCTGGTGCAATCACATCGACACTAAGCTTTAATGATTTTAATGCCATCAAGTCTTTAAGACTAGAGGTAATAACTAAGTAATCATGTCCTTTTAGTTGCTCTGAACCTTGTATATAGTTCGCAACCTTAATAAACTTCTTATCCTTTACAGTGGGTTGGTATATCTTGTATACCTGACTGTCACTTGTAAAGTAGCCATACAAATGCTTGCCTAATATCTCAAGCTCTTTGTTTTGACCGTCTTCTTCTTTAGCCATAATGTAGGATTGTAAGGGCCTAACATTATGCTCATCAAGTAATCTACTGCCTATGTTAAACTTAGTCCAGTAGTATTGATCTGCTGTTGTCCAGGGCCGTGTAGTTGTATCTTTAACACGGTATTTACTATAGCTTTTAAACTCTTGAACATCAAAGCCTCCATTATTATGTAAGATAAACTCATTGTAATCTTCAATAATAGTTCCGCTTGCCTGTCCAAAGCTACACTGGTACAAATGCTTTACTAAATCAATAGCTCCTCCGCCTGTATCTGTTGAGAAGTCCTTAAACTTATAGATACTTTTCTTCTGATCAAAGTAGATACACATACTTGGTGTACGTTCCTTTGGATTGAAAAGACTCTTTACCTTAAGATCTTGACCAACAAGCTTATCAGGAAGCTTGCAATAGTGCTCGAATATCCATGTTGATGGTACGAGCTTGACATCTGAGATTAAGTTTTTTGTACTTAGCATAACCTGTTGTAATTAAAGGAGAAAAAAGAAGGGCAGAGATAAAATCCCCACCCTTTCTTACATCACCTAACCACTAATATTATAAGCTGAAATCGTTGTTTGGTTCGAAACCTGCAACCTGCTTATCTTCTTTTGGTTCACTAACATGTAGTGACTTATCAAAAGCAATAAGATCAGCTTCATTACCCTTTAACACATAAGCTTTCTTTCCTGTCTTATCATACGGTAAGAACAAGTCATATGCAGTATAACCTTTTGCATTCTTGTATCCGCTTGCTGCAATAGTGAATACCATTGAACGGTTAGCAAAGATCTTTGATACTGCATCAACGTGATCAAAGATAGTAGATGCTGCAATATTATCAACAGCTTCTCTAATAGGAGCACCTAAAGTGTTTGCTAAGTTGATAACTGCTTGTAAATACTCATTGTCACGCTTATTATTGATAGTCTTTGTAGTACCATCTGGCATATTACGAGTAACAGTGCTATCCTTCATTGGGTAAGCTTTGTACTTGATGCGACCTATCTGACCTAAGTGACGAGGGCTTGAAGGATCGTTAGGGTTAATAAAGAAACCTTGGAAGTTTGGATCTGTTACTGCTGGAGTTTCAATGTTTAACACTAAAGCAACTGAACCATCAGTATCAAAACTACGGTTCTTTGTTAACTGAACATTAAGGATACGTGCTTCTGTTGTTCCTGGTCCTACGATTGGGCTAGTCTTTGTTCCTTTTTCTTCTACTGCTGCAAAATCTTTTGTACTAATCATGATTGTTTTTGTTTATTATTGTTGTTTACATTAAATGAATACTTGGTCCCAATATGTTACCAGACCGGTTGGTGTCATCTCTGATACCATAAACTCTTCATCTCTTAAGTGAGTTGGTCTAGCCCCACATGAGATTTCATCTGTTGTTTTAAAGCTCAGGAAGTTTTGCTTTCCCTTGCGATATAGATACCCAATAGCATCTGAGTTAGATGTAGTGATACGCTTAAGCTTACCTGTTAGATCTAAGTCAAGAACATTTACTTCTGCTCCGTTCTTTTCTAACATTGTATCTTTAACGTGTCCAACTAAAATAATGTGAGGAGCAAGAGTCTTGATGTAATCAATAACCTTTGTGAATGCCTCACGTAACCACGGATAACCCGCGCCGTTTGGTAAGTTCAATAAGCTTGTATACTTAGGCTTACCTTCTGTTAACCAGTTCTTTCCCATTGAAGTCTTTCCATATAACTCTTCTGCGAATGGTAAACAGATGTCTTCAAGTGCAGTGATTGTATCTACTGCGATGTACTTATACGGTTTATTTGCTTTTAAGATCTGCTCACCGATGGCTTTTATGTCTCTAACAGATGTTGCCTTGATCTTTAATGCATCAACATAGTCAGTACCACTCTCAAGGTCTAAGATTAGACAATCAGGTAGTCCTGCTAGTAACTCAGTCTTGCCAACTTTTGGCTTTGCGAATATAACAAGATTCTTTGGATTCTTTACTTCAGCTTTAACTTTATCTATAGGTAATGTGAACTCTTCCATTATTTGCTTCTTTTTTGTTTTACTTTATTTATTGCTTGATTAAGATAATCTTTTGAGCTTATTGGCTCACACTGAATGATTGCAAGCAAGTCAAGTACACTAAGGTTACTATAGTGTTGGTCTTCTGCTTTGAAATCATTTGATGATAACTGCTCTAACTCAAAGTCAAGCGATGCTTGTTTTGGTAGTTCAGGTTCATCTTGTAACGGTGCATATGCATGCTGTACTCTTGTTGCGCAAGACTGTTGTACAGTAGATACCGAAGATCTTGTTAGATTAACTGGTATAAGATCTATTAAAGGAACACTATACAATCTATTCTCTACGGCATCTGGTAAGTTATTAGCGTTAACATTTGCTAATGGATACTGTTCCCAGTAAGCACAATCTGTATCTACAGTAAATAAGATGCGCTCATCCATTGCCACATAACCTTTCTTATCATCTGAAGACTTCAAGATCTCAAAGAAGAAGTTACGTCTAAACTGATTACCATAGATATTTACTGAATCTAGGTCTGTTGTGGCGTCATGCCAAATAGTTTTAAACTCAACCTTTGCGTTTGGGAAACCATAGTCAGCTAAAGCATCTTTGTGAAATTGTGTTAGCTTACTATACAACTGTTTCTTCTCGTCGATAGTCATGTTTGTTTTACCAAGTACATTCGGGCCTAAGTCAGGCACTGCTTTTGGGACTGAGTTCAGTATACTAAACTGTCCTTTTAATTGATTCATCATATTTATTAACATTATTAAGGATTTACTACTCTTCTTCTAGTACTGATAGCATCAACATCTCTATCAGGTTCAGGACATTCAATAAACTTGTTAGCTGCAAAGTCACCCCTAAAGAATAACACAGCATCTGATTTACCATCTCTAGCTTTTAGTACGTGAACAGCAACGTGGTCTTGTTCTACTTTGTACTTATTAGGGCCGTAAATCATTAGGTTCTTTTCAAAAGGTCTGTCTAGTGCAAGCATTAAGTCAGCATGGTTATACAAAGCATCACCACCATAGATATCTGATGTATTAGGATAGTTACCAGCCTTACCTGGTTGACGTCTCTCATTACTCTCGATATCTCTGTTCATCTGATTAAGAACGATAAACAAGCATGGTATTGCTTTCTTTAACTCAGTCATCATAGTACCAAGGTTATGGAGCATTGCAAGCTCACTCTTCTCAGTACCCATCATTACAAGATAACTATGGTCAATAGTGATAATCATTGGCTTACGATGCTTCGTCCACATGGCAAGTATATATGCTCTAATATTAGAGACAGTACACCTCTTTGTAATGACAAAGATCTTATCAGCACCTCCTGATTTTTCTTTCTTGTAGTCTACATAACCTTTAAGAAAGCTGACAACACTGTCATCAAGTTTCTTCTTTGCACTAGCAAGTTCCTTTACGGATAAGCCTGTCTTCTGACTATACTCTCTCAAGGCAATCTTCTCGTCTGTCATCTCAAACTGAAAGTCAAGTACGATAAAATCCTGTGTTGGGTTTAAGTCATGAACACTTCTTGTTAACTCAAGCATGAAGGTAGTCTTACCACCTCCTGATCTGGCAGCAACAACAGAGATAGTTCCCCACTCAAATCCTCCCATGGTCACATCGTTGATTGTGTTCCAAGGTGTTTTGACTGATTTGATCTGTCCTGTTTTGCGCTTCTCAATGTAGTCTAAGCCCTTTTGGTTTATGACCGATAAGGGTACTACGTCGTCTAAAATGTCTGTTAGTTGTGAGCTCATAGGAAGATAAAAATACGAAAAAGTTACTGCATTTACAACTAGTCATGAACATATCCTGATGACAAAACTTGACCATCTGTGTCACGAAGACTCTCGATAGTAGAAGCTAGTTCAGATACTCCATCTTTCATTATAAAGTAGGTTGAGTTTTTCATATAAGTATGTCCATTTGCACTACTCTTAAACGTATTTGCATACATCTCAGTAGCATCAAGCACTTCTTCCCAGGTATAATCAGGATACTTTTTAAAGAAGTCATTAAAACGTTTCTTTAAATCAGTTGGGCTAGTACGTAGTACTCTTCCTGATACTGCACCTTTTGGGAAATAGTCTCGATAATCAAGTAACAGGTCATCTACCTGCGGGTGTTTCATCTGGCTTGTTATAACGACTTTCTTCTTTGGCTCAATCTGAGCATAGAACTCATCTATTATTTTTATACCAGACGGGGTAATAGCTCCTTTATCTGTCATGAATCCTTTCAGTATTAACGCTTTGTCAATATTAGGGCTATCAATAAGATCAGGGGGAGGTATAATACCCTTGTGTCTAAAATCTAAGTAAACAAACTGATTCAGTGTTAGACGGTTAAGAATCAGTGGTGTCCAGAGGTTTATAATCATAGGCTACTTTTGTTTAGGTTATTTGTACAATATTTAATATATTATTATGTAGAGATTCTCTAAAGGGGATGCAAAGATAATGCTTTGATTCATATCTCCAAACTACTGCTTAACGCTATTAAAAACTTTATATAATATGGCAACATTAAAATACTATGCTCAGAAAGATGCTTTAGGGTTTCCAATCCCTGGTACTATGATGGGTACTACTGGTAAAGTTCCAGCTAATACTCTAGAAATATCTAGTGCTACAGTTTTACCAACTCATCCTGATGGTTTAAAGTACGTTGTTCGTACAAACAAAAAAGGTGCTATTATACCTAATTCATTAGTAGCTGTACTTACGGTACCAAAAGGTAACATCTTAGACGTTACAGCAGCAGGAGCAGAGTCTTTATTAACAGAAGATAACTTTAGTCTAGTTGCAGAAAACGAAGACTTAATCACACTATAACATTTAACATATATTAAACATGGCAAATAAAAAGATTAGTCAATTAGCTTCAGCATCTGCCCTAGCAGGTACAGAAGTATTACCAATAGTACAAAGTGGTACTACAAAAAAAGTAACAGCTCAAGCTATTGCAGATTTAGCATCAGGCGGAGGTTCAGCTCCATCATTTGGAGTAACTGCGAATGGTATATTAGGAAGTGATATTACTGCAACTTATGTACAAAAAGCTTCTGTACCTAAGACTGTTAACGGTGTTTATACTACAGAAGTTGGTAACTATGCATCATTTAGTTTTAATGCTGCTGGTTCAAATGGCTACGGTGGATATGGTGGTAGTAGCGTTAGTACTACCGCAACAAATATAGCTTTTTATACACGTTATATTGGTGATCTTTACATTACTGGATCAACTGTGGTTACTACTTTTTCTTTTCCTGATACTATTGCTCAAGATAGTCCAATGAGTGGTATTAATTTTTCAGGTGCAGCATTAACAACTGTTAACTTTCCACTACTACAAGTATGTAAAGGTATTTCGATAAATAACAATAGTCCTGCATTAACAACTTTAAACTTTTCATCATTAACGGATCTTTCTTCTTATGGTCAGATACAAATTAATGGTGTAACAGCTATAGCTGAGATTGGGCCATCAAACTTTCCGCTATTAAAACAAGCTGCTCTTTCTATTTACGAACCTGGTTTTTTACAAGTAATTAATCTACCATCAGCTATTCTTTGGAAATCAGTGTATCATGTAAGTAGTGGAATGGGTTCTGGAGCATCGGTATTAAATACGTTACGTGTCCCAGCTATAATTAATTATGAGAGTGCTTATGTATCTTATAATGGACATTCTCAGTTAGCTAATGTGGTTTTAGGTACTATTGGTACACTAAAAACATTAGGTCTTTCTTGGGGTCCTGCAAATATTAACTTCCAAGATTGTGCTTTAACACAATCTTCAGTTGATGGCATTTTAACTTTACTAGCTAGTTTAGATGGTACAAATGGTACTGATCCATCTAACAATGGTACAATTAATTTAACAGGTGGTACAAATGCAGCTCCTTCATCCACTGGTTTAGCAGCAAAAGCTATACTATTAGGTAGAGGGTTTACAATTAGCCATAACTAGTTTTAACTAACATATAAAAGATATAACAATGTATATTCAAGCAGATAATAATGGAATCAAAACTGTATCGGCTACTCAAAGCTGGAGATTGATTCATAATAGTGGTAAGGTTATTGATTTAATCGAAGCAGCATATCAAAGTGAAACAGGTGGTTCAACAGAAGTATTTGTTGCTGCTACAAAAGCTGAATGCGAAGCTGAGATTACTCGCTTAGATTTAGAGTTACCAAAGCATTTACAGCCTTCAGAAGAAGCATAAGCTTAATGGATTATAACAGGTCTCGTTGTTACGGTAGTATTAGAAGTATACCTTTAGTTTTTGAAGATTTAACTACTTCTGATACAATAAAAATCGTAACAACGGAACTTGAATCAGACTGTTATGGCTTAGAGCAAATAAAGCTTTTACCAACAGATACTGTAATAGATATAGGAGGCAACATAGGTATGTTTTCTATATATGTTAAAAAGAAGTTTGGATGCAAAGTTATAGCTTTTGAACCAGTACAAATAAACTATGAGCAGTTTAAGAAAAACATTCTCTTAAACGGTTTATCATTATCAGATATAGAGCTGCATAATGTAGCAATTACTGATAAGGAAGGGGATAAGATAAAGATCAGTACTCCAGTATTTAATACAGGTGCATCTTCAGAGTATACAAAAGGAGGTGTTATATCATATTGTATAACTGAAACCATTAATAAGTATATTACTACTGACTGTAAGTATTTAAAAGTAGATTGTGAAGGAGCTGAGTATAAAATAATACCTAGTATAATACATAAGATTAATCAGTTTAAGTACATTGGTATTGAATATCATAAACTAACTGAAACTCAAGATCCAAAATCTTTACATAGCTTGTTAACAAGTGAGTTTAAAGGACGTATCTTTCAGAATACTTCACCATGAATAACATAATACATCAGATTTGGGTAGGTCCCAATGTGATGCAAGTGAGAGAAAGACGGTGTTGTAGATTAGTCAAAAGCATGAATCCTACATGGGAATACATGTTTTGGAAAGATGATAATCTACCTGAGATGCCCAAAGAGATGCAAGAAATATTTGATTACTTTGGACAAACTAAACACTACGCTTTTCAAGCAGATGTACTTAGAATGTTTTTGTTAAAAGAATACGGTGGTTTGTATATTGATGTTGATTTTGAACCAGTTAATTCATTTGATGCACTAAGAGAGTTAGACAACATATTTTTAACTTGGGGACCAGAACAAAAACGTATAATGAATGGTGTAATAGGTGCTGATAAAGGTCATCCAGTTATAGAAGATCTTTGCAGTATGGTTAATATCAAGACAAAGTTTTATGGACCTGATTGGTTTGGAAGTAAGTTAGCTTCTCATGATATTAATACGATGATCTTTACTGACTTTTTAAAGCAGTATGCTTTTCATCACCACCTTAATTCTTGGTCGTCATAATGATATAACGATTATAAAAGCAGGATTTGCTAAACTATTTTAAACAATGACCAGAGAGAACCCAACCATCTCAGCATTCAAAGCGTGGATATTTCCCAGTCTAGTATCTCTTTTAGGGATTATGATCTGGCAAGATGTCAACGAAGTTAAACAGGATGTAAAACTATTAATGGCGCAAAGTAACGTCGATAAAACTAGGATTGACAATCTGGAACGCGCTGTATATAGTAAACTGGCATTACAAACACCTAACCCACCAAATAAGCTACCTTCTCAAGTATTTTATCATGAGATGGTAGCTATAAAACCTAACCAAGATGAAGAAGACAACCGAATCAACAAGCTTTTGGACGATATTTAAAGACAACAACGACTGGAATGAAAAGTCAGTAGTTGGTTTTATGTCTTTTGCTGTAATGGTACTAGCAATGACTGTAGACTTAGTTACAGGATATCTAGGACAAGAGTTAGTTATAAACGACTACATCTTTAATGCTTTTGCTATTATTACATTAGGTTCTTTTGGTATCTCTGGTGCTGAAAACATCATGGGTAAGAAGACAAAAGACTCAAACAAAGAGGAAGATGTTCACATGGAAGGATAATAATGAAGAATATAGTTATCGTCGCTATTATTATTATAGCGTTTTTTGTAGTTCTGACCCAGCGAGGATGTATAGGTCACTCAAATAGTAGACAACCTGATACTCTTATTGTTACTGACACGTTCTGGACAAAGCACGATAGTCTTATTGTGAAACCAGTCCCTGTTCCATATGAGGTTCCAGTACCTTTTGAGGTATTAAGCACTGAGTATAAAGCTGATACAGCTTATCCTAAACTAAAGCAGCAGTACGAAGACTTAGCTAAACGCTTTGCTTCAAGAAAGATTTATACAGACAGCGTTCATGTTGGTCAGTATGGTCATATACGTATAGTTGATACTGTTACTGAAAACAAGATTGTTGGACGTAGCTTTAGAGAGAACTATAAGATTCCTGTTGTAAAAGAAACTAAAACGATTACTAAATACGATGATCCTAAACGACAAGTCTATGTTGGTGGTGGCCTTAACCTTACTAGCGGGGGTAACGTCCGAAGTGCTGAAGGCG